ACTCAAAGATACCCATTTACAGAATGGTTACCTGACCAACCATCTGTAGTAAACACATTGCAAGATGTCAGTAATGTCATTCCATCTACAGTAGGGTATTTGCCATTTCCAATGGCTGTAGAATATTCTAATTCTGCTGCAGAAAACCTTACCAATGTCTTTGCATTAAAAATTAGTGGAACAGATAATATTTTTGCAGGTAGTGCAAGTAAACTATACAAATTAAATAGCACAAGTTTAGACCTTGATGATAAATCAAGAACTGGTGGATATAGTAGCACATATCGTTGGCAATTTGTCCAATATGGAAGCACAGTTTTAGCTACTAATAATAATTCAAGAATACAATCATGGAATGGTTCTACATTTCAAGATTTAGGTGCATACATTTCAGCTACATATACTAGAACAGGTACAACTGTTACAGTAACTACATCATTAGCACATGGATATACTACAGGAAATTCATTCTTGTTTTACTTTAAATCTGGTGGTGCATTAGATGGAACTTATACTATTACTGTTACAGGAACTACTACATTTACTTTAACTACTGCAGCTAGTGGAACTATCTCTACAAGCAATGTGGACATTTACTCATCTGTAGCACCTGTAGCACAATATATTACAGTTGTTCGTGATTTTGTTGTAGCTGCAAGTGTTGGTGGTGTAACAAATAAACTGCAATGGGCAGATTTGAATGACGAAACTAAATGGACTGCTGGTGCTGCATCACAATCAGATTATCAAATTATTGCTGATGGTGGTGATATTCGTGGAATTACAGGTGGTGAATTTGGTATAGTATTTTTAGCTAAATCTATAGTTCGTATGTCATATATTGGCTCACCATATTTTTTCCAATTTGATGTTATATCTCGTGGATTAGGCTGTATAGAAGGCAATTCTATTGCTCAATATGCAGGTATTTCATATTTCTTATCTGATGACGGTTTTTATGCTTGTGATGGTCATGAAATAATACCTATTGGATTAGATAAAGTAGATAAGACATTCTATAAGGATGCAGACTTAAATAAACTTGATACTATGAGCACAGCAATAGACCCAGTTCGTAAGATTGTAGTATGGAACTATCAGAATAATGCTGGTAAAAAGTCAATGCTTATTTATAATTGGCTTATTAAAAAATGGTCTAAAATAGAAAATATTTATCAGGTTAATACTACAACATATTCAGGTGTAGATTATATTGCACCTGTAGCAACAACAGGAAAGACTTTAGAGGGTATTGCTGCAATCTATCCAAATTTAGATACATTACCTACATCATTAGATGATAGACAATGGTCTGGTGGTAAGTTCTTATTTGCAGGAACTTTAGGTGCAAAAATTATTACATTTACAGGTAGTAATGCTATTGCCAATATTACTATTGGTGACATAGAGCAAGGATACAACTCTGTAATGACTCTTGTAAGAGCACAAGTTCAAGATGGTTCTGTAAATGTTGCAGTTGCATCTCGTAGACAATTAACAGATAACATAACATTTAAAACTACTGTATCAGCAAGTAATGAAGGTAGATGCTCTGTGAGAAGTGCTGGTCGTTACCATAGAGTAAGTATTACACCTACAGGTTCATGGTCTAATATGATTAGTGCTGATGTAGACTTTACAACACAAGGCGATAGATAATGGCTCGTGATATGTACCGTAAATTAAACCCTAGCGGTGGAAAACCTCGTGAAATTTCAGAGATAGTAAATAATCTAGTTGAAGGTAAAACTAACAATACAGGTGATATTACTTTAAATGCTGGTAGTGCTACTACAACAACCATTTCTAATGAACGTATAGGATATAATAGTATTATACTTCTTATGCCCACAACAGCTAATGCGGTTGCATCTTTAACCAATGTATATGTAAGTGCAAGAACAAAAGGAAGTGCAACATTAACTCATTCAGCAAATACAAATACGGATAAAACATACGGTTACATTATAGTCGGATGATTCTTAATTACATACCTAAAGACCAGTTAAGGTTACATTGGGACTATGTAAAACATGGTCTTGAGTTAGTTCGTGCTAAAGGTCATAACGAATGGATAGTAGAAGATGTCTATTGTGACTGCTATGAAAATCGTTCTATGTTATTTATCGGCATTATTGACAAACAACCAGTTGGCTTTGTCGTTCTTCAACCTATAGGCAATGCACTTCATGTATGGGCTGCATGGTCTACACTTAATGACAAAACATTATTTCAACAAGCATGGCAAGAAATACAAGGAATAGCAAGACAAGGCGGTAAGTCTAAAGTTACATTTTCATCTCAACGCAAAGGGTGGGAACGTAATGCAAGAGAATTAGGATTTAAACCACAAACATGGGAATTTATACTTTAAGGAAGAATTATGGGTGCACAGCTTTTACAAAGTCAAGGATATTCATTAGGAAACTCACCATCATATACAATGGGAACTACCTCTAACAATGGATACAATACAACATTAGGTAATAATTTTAACTATACAACTCCAACTACACCATATTGGGGTACATATATTGCTCCTAAAGCACCTCCTGCACCTGTTCCTGTAACTACAAAAAAATCTAATAATAACTCTGGCGGTGGTCGTGAAGGCGGTCAAGGCGGTCAAGTTTACTATGATGCACGGACTGGTCAATATTATACACAAAATCCAACAGTCTGGGGTACAAACAATGGTACAAAAAATTATATTGGTACATCACCTACAGGTAAAAATAAAGATAATCCTGCAGATGCTGTATTACAAGATTATGGTACTTACATTCCTCCAGAAATGATGCCAGATGTAAATGCTTCTTTATTAAATCCTAATGCTTTATTAGGTGCAATGCAAAGTGCTGGGATTCCTATGGCAGGTGCTGGTAGATTTGCTAACTTATTATCAACAAATACTTCTACAGGAAATAAATAATGTTTAAATTACATAACTGGGTACAAGAATTAGTACAAGAATTTACATTTTATGGTGGTGGTTCTGGTGGTGGTGGCTCATCTACTACATCCACAAAGTTAGACCCAACTATTGCACCATTTGTTAAATATGGACTTCAACAAGCTAAAGGTCTTTATGAATCACAAACACCTTCTTATTATGGTGGTCAAACTTACATATCACCATCTGCTCAAACTCAAGCTGCATTACAAGCACAACAAGCTAGGGCATTAGCTGGTAATCCATTATTACCTGCAGCTCAACAACAACAACAAGATGTTATTAGTGGTGCTTACTTACAAAATAATCCATACTTTAATCAAGCTATGGCAGGTGCAGCACAAGGTGCTCAACAAAACTACTATGATGCTATTAAACAAGCTCAAGGTGGTGCATCTATGGCTGGTCGTTATGGTTCAGGTGTTTCTGCTGATATTCAGAATCGTGCTGCTACAACAATGTCTAATACATTAGCTAATAAGTATGGTGAATTGGCTTATGGTAATTATGCTGCAGAACGTGCTAGACAAGAAGCTGCTGCTGCTGGTGCTCCAGCTATGGCTGCTGCTGATTATACAGATATTAACCAATTAGCTGCTGCTGGTAAAACTGCAGAAGATTATCAAAAAACTGCATTACAAGCTGATATTGATAGATTTAATTTCCAACAAAATCTTCCATATCAAAAACTTGCTGCATATCTTGGTGCTGCTTATGGTTCACCTCAAGGTCAAGTATCTACAACTACTCAATCTGGTGGTGGTAAGATTGTTTGCACAGCAATGAATAAGGCTTATGGCTTTGGTTCATTCCGTCAAGCTATTTGGTTAGCACAATCTAAAGATTTAGACCCTGCATACGAAAAAGGTTACCATAAACTATTCCAACCATTAGTAAACTATGCTTATAAGAATGGTGAAAAGAACCCTCTACAACGCATTTTAAGGGCTGTTTTAGAGCATATCGCAAGACATAGAACTGCTGACATCTGGAAACAAAAAAGAAGCAAAAAACGTGATGTTTATGGAATGATTTATCGTGCTATTTTAGAACCAATTTGCTATGTAGTAGGAAAGGTAGCTTAACTATGGGTATGCCAATGATTATTGGT